TGAACTTCATCTTTTGTTTCTTTATCTAAAATAACAGTGTCAAGTTTTCTTTTTTTAATTTTTTTAATATCTTCCCAATATCCGTCATTATAAGAGTAAAGAAAAATTGTGTCCGTCTTATTCTTTGATTTTTTATTATCCTTATATGCTTCTTTAACATCAAGTACTAATTCTTTCATAAATTTAATTTTATCTTCGTCGGATACATCAGATAATATTTCCATTGAAATTTCTTCATAATACCCCGATTCTGCGCGAGAATTTATAAAAACTGGATCTCCATACCTAATCCTAATTATTTTAATTTCTTTATCTTTATGATTAAAAGTAAATTCTTTATCAAATCCAATAAAATCCACTAAATCATTATCATCTTCATCATGATATACACATTCACCAATAAAAAAATGGTGAGTATTATTATTTGAACATCTATTATTCGCATACCATAATAAAGACTTAAATGATCTTAGATCGTGTGTAGATATAGTAAACTTCATATTAATATTATTATAATTAAACTTTTAAATATGAATCAAATGAATTAGTTCTAAACAAAGTGCCTTCTTTACTTTTCTGTTTAAAGTTAAGCGTGTTTGTATTCTGAAGTTGTCGAACTGTACCATTATAAACTGCCTTTAATTTGGTATATTTTACCCTCATCATACTAAGTCTCGTATTTTCAACCTTAAGAATTCTGTCCATATATCCTACACCTTCTTCATATCCTGTAGCGAATCCATCACCATATCCATCACCATATCCATTGTGATATGTTTCTCTACATTCCATATCGAGTTTATGTGATGATACAACACCTGTAACCATTACTGAACGACATAATGGACAGTTATTGTTAAGTTTAGATAGTGTGTTATTGAAACATGATAAACATAATGTATGACCACAGTCAGTGCTGACATATCCTTCATCAATTTTATCCATACAGATAGGACACTCTCCGATAGATTCTCTTTTTTTAGTATAAAGTTCTTTACCAACTCTAACACCATCGTAAAATGATTTTCTTTTCATATCCAGGTTCATAAAATACTGTTCTGAACCTTCAAAATGATAAGGGTTTCCTGGAAGATATTCCATTATTTATAATAAAATATTTTTTTTTGAATCAAATTTAAATTGCTTTCATAATTTTTGCCCATTGTGATGGATCATTTTTATCCGGAGGTGATTGAATATATTCCCATACGAATACACCTGTCATATCAGGATATTTTTGTTTTACTTTGTTCACCTCATTTAATGATTCTGTGAAGTTATCATAATCTCCACCAAGCATACCAAATACCACTTTTTCAGGTGGATACCCATTTTTAATTATTTTATCATACGTGTCTAATGTATAGGATCCGTAACATTGAGTATTAAACCATGATATATGACGTCCTTCTGGAGAATTATAAAGTTCTTTGTAAGAGAACCCACCTAAACCAACACTATCGTCTGATAATGCATAAGCAACTGGTGCCATAGTGATAACGAAATCTTCACCGAAATCTTTTTTTAATCGATTAATAAATTTTTTCACATCATTAATATCAACACTTTCTTCAATATCAAGGTCAACCCCAGTTATAAAATTATGTTGTTTTAAAAGATCTTTTAATAAAGGATAAAATATATCAAAATTTTTAAATAAAGCATCATAGGCACCACCGGCACCTCCTATCATTAACATAATTTCAACACCCTGTGAGTACAACTTATGTAATTCGGTCCAGACTGGATCAAACATTGGAGATGTAGGTGGGTAATCATTTAAATGAATATAGGGATCAGAACGATAAGATGAAAAATGTATAGATGACAAAATAATTGTATCGATATCTTGAACGTGCGAATACAATTTTTCTAATCCACAGAAACTTTGATAATAATATATTGTTTTCATTAGGTTTATAATATTGTTATATTAAATTATATTTAAATAATATGCCAACTGAGATACTTTCAGGATTATGGTTTGGATCTATAGATGATCTTAAACATCCCACATTTTTCGAAGATATGAATATAAATATAATCATTAATTTAACTGATTGTGATTTCAAGATACAAAAGAAAAATGTATCATATATAAATTTACCGTTATCATCATATAATATTTATTCTATGAATAATATAATATTTAAATTAACAGATAATATTCATAATAATTTGAAGGATGGATTAAATAATATTTTTATATATTGTCAGAATGGGTTAACATATTCTCCATTAATGATTGGTGTATATATGATAAAATATGGTTCAGTCACAAAGTATGATGTCCCTGTAATTTTGAAATCAAAGAATAATAATATATTAATCTCAATCGATGATTATCCTAATTTATTGTGTTAAATTATGATAAAAATTAAATATATAATAATAATATATGCCAGGAGCAACTCTACAATTAGTTTCATATGGTGCCCAAGATATGTATTTAACGGGAAATCCACAAATCACATATTTTAAAGTAGTATACCGAAGACACACTAACTTTTCAATGGAAGATATTATCATTGCTACTATGGTGAAACCAACATTTGGTGGTCAAGTCATACAAAAAATAAATAAAGTTGGTGACCTAGTTCATAAAATATCTCTGATTTACAAAGCGCAAAAAGTATATGCGGGTCATGGATTAGCGAATCCAACAACCGCGTTAATTGATTATGTATCTCTTGTAATAGGTGGACACGAAATTGATAGACAGTACGGTCACTGGATGGAAACTTATTATGAATTGACTAAACCGAATCCAAACGGGACATGTTCAAATATAACCAAAATAGACGATAATTCTATATCACATTTAGCAAGCAATTTAGATGTTGGGATTTGTGAATCAATAAAAAAACTCGGTGCAGGTAATCAATATTATTTTAATACACGACTAAATAAATTAACAAATATAATGGGAACAGGTATATCATATCCTCCAACAAAATTTCAAAAATCATCTAGATGTGGTGGATGTTATTGTGAACCAACATATTTACAGGAATTAGAAATGGGATATGATGAATTAACATCAACAATTGATATTGCTTCTAAAACACCCGGATTAGACCCCAAACCTATCGATGGTGGTGTAAGTGATTATTCTTTATCAGTAAATACAATTTTAGCTCATGATGATGGTGGACAAGGGTCAGAAAGTGTTTTAACTAGTATGACCGATGATACCAAACCAACATTAGCTAAACCATTAAATATAATTAAATCATTATCAACAGGATCAATTATTGGATTATCTGTATTAGAGATACCGTTTTGGATGTCTAAAGATCCTGGATTATCATTACCATTAATTGCCATGCAAAATCAAGAAATACAATTAGATGTTCATTTTGCAGATGTTAGTGACGGACAGTGGACCAATACATCTTATACGAAAACCACAGAGGTTGGAAATTATCTAGCACATAATGGAACAAATTCTAATGTTCAAAATTGTTTTAATGCTTTTGCTACTACTACTGATAATTCAACTTCTTTATTAAATTCTATAAGAGGAGATAACAGCAATATTAATTTTAACATAGATATATCTGTATTATATATATATCTTGATACAGATGAAAGAAGAAGATTTGCTGAAGTATCACACGAATATTTAATTGAACAAGTCCAACATTTGGCACATTCGGGAGGTGATACAAATATAGATATTTCAACTTTTAGTCATCCAGTTAAAGAAGTTATATGGACGGGACAACCTTATAAATCGTCAGATATAGTATATACTAATTCTAGTGATACCACCGCAACTATTAATAAATACTTAAATAATGGAACTAATGCTCATAAATCGGGTGTCCGATTTCAACCTGGAAACAATAATAATATATCAGGTGGGAGCATTAAAAATAGTGATTATACATTGGGTTTTGGTAATGCTACTACAGCTGCAAAACATGGTTCTGCTTATACAGATAGTACAATATTTTCATCCGATGGTAAATTCGTAGCAGGTTTATTAGGACCCAGCACACCTTCGTGTTTAGATGATTGTGATTGGTCTCTATCACTAAATGATATAGAAAGAACTACTCCTCAACCACTACAACAATATACAAGGAATAATGTTGAAAGATATCATACAGGTTATGGTTCAGTATCGTGTCCTGATTCTATAGCTGTTTACTCATTTGCTCTGAAACCTGAAGATCATCAACCAAGTGGAACTTGTAATTTCAGTAAGATAGATAAAGTGATGCTTCACAGATATAAAGGTCAAACTGCTTCAACTGATAAAGTAAAATTAAATATATACGCGGTTAATTACAATATCCTAAGAGTTATGTCAGGTATGTGTGCTCTTGCTTACACTCTGTAATTATGTTTATAAAAAATATTAAATATAATAATATTATATAATGAGATTAAATATATATAATAATAGAGATATCTCAGATATTCCATTAATAGGGAATCCTCAAATAACATATTTTAAATCAGTATACAGAAGACACACAAATTTTATAGTTGAAAGATATAGACAAAAATGTGAACCTGGAAAAATTTTTAATCGTATAAATCATATAGGACAACTTATAAAGTCTGTTGATTTGGAAATAAATATATCAGGAAATTCTACACCTGTAACAGATATGCCTGATAACTTAGGAACAACATTGATAGATGAAATAATATTATATATTGGTAGTCAAAAAATAGAAAGATTAACGGGTGAATATATTGAAATGTATATGAAATTAAAAAATCCAAGAGGATTAAAAACTTTTAATATAACTAGTGGATCAAATTTAACATGTATTGAAGGGACGATGGAACAGATATTGTCATTAAGTGGCGGAGTTTTAAATCCTAATAATTTAAGTCCTGCTAATATAGATATTGTATTACCGATACCATTTTCATTTAGTAGAGAAATAGGCAATGCTTTACCAATGTTTTTATTTCATTTGAATCAACCTATATATATATCTTTTAAAACAGTTGAAAATACATTAACGGCAACTAAATTTTATAATTTTATCGTAAATTATATATATTTATCTGAAAATGAGCAAAGAAGGTTCGAATTATCAAATAATGAATATATACATGAATTTATTAAAGAACATCCTATACAGTTTACAAATGGAGTAGAACAAGAACTTAATTCTGTTGGAAATGTCAAATCAATAATGTGGAAAATTACACCATCTAATGATCTTAAATATAATATTAGAATTAATAATGGATATAAATTATTTAATCAAGATAAATCCTATCATTATTTTACAAGAAAAACTATATCTGATGCTGGATTTCCTGGTGGAGGTTGTTCAGGAAGTGGTACAGGAAGTGGTACAGTATGTGTAGTACATGATGACACTATAGCATATTATTCATTTGCATTAAAAGATTATGATAAACAAGAACCATTAGCACCTACAGGAAGTATATCATCGAGTTATAATAAAATAGAATTAACATCTAATACAGATTCTCCTTCTATTATAAATGTATATACGAAATCATATAACTTAATAAGTATATCAAATAATAAATTAAAATTAGAATATCAACATTAATCGTTTTTTATTTTATTTATTTATGTTTATTTTATATATATGTCTTTATCTCAAGTCCTAAAAGAATCTGAAATGGACTCATTTCTAACAGGTAATCCACAAGTAACATATTTTAAATCTGTTTATAGAAGACATACCCCATTTTATAAAGGCGTCCATACATATACAGAGAAACCTATATTAGGAGAAGGTAAACAATCAGAAGAATTAAGTCACGGTAGTCATGATTTAATTACGAATATTTTTTTAGAGAATACTATTACTAATAGAAATAATAATAAAAAAGTATATGCTAATTTAGGAAATAATATTGTAAAAGATATAATATTTAAAGTAGGTCAAACCGAATTATATCATACTTATGGATTATATATGGAAGCACGTGCCGAATTAGATCATCCATATGTTCCTAGTATAAAAGGTAGTAATTCAGTTCCTCCAATTATGACCGAAGTTAGTAATGTTTTAAAATGTAATACTGGTTCTCAATATAATGTTCAAACGATGGCCGGGGGTGTAACTGGATCTAATACAAATGCTAGTTCAGTAGATACATTTTATACATATCCTAATTTTTATTTCTGTAAAGACTATGGAAATGCTTTTCCAATATGTGCATTAAATAATTGTAAAGTTGAATTAGAAATTAATTATAGAAGTCTAACAGATATTAGAGAGGATGATGGAGGGGATCTAAAATCTTCAGTTATTGTAGAATATGTAAATCTATCTGATGATGAACGATTGAGATTTATTAATAATACAGATATTTATTATTATTATGATGTATACGAATATAATTATAGTATATCTACTGCACAAATATCTCATCCATTAAGACAAATATTTTTTGTAGGAGAAAATAAAACATTAGACAGTAACACATCACATTCAACTCCTGTATCATTAACATCTTCTCTATCCACTTCAGGAAATATAGAAATAAAGGTGAATGATCAACTATTATACGATAAAACTAATAATATTAGTATTCTTACAAAACAAAATCTTAATAGATTATATCCTGGTTATGGAAGAGAATTAGGGGATGAAAGTAATAAAGGATATACTGATTCAATTGGAGTCCATGCATTTTGCTTGGATACAACAAATACATCATCAGGACATCTCGGTGCTAATACTGATTTTAACATTGTTCTGACAGGTGATAATACATCAAATGTAAGAATATTTTTAGAAGTTATTAAATTCTACAGAATTATGGGTGGACAATTAGGATCACAATATATTTAAATATATCATAATTAAATGGGTAATACCGTGTTTCGTGAATGTTGTTCAAGTAGTAGTGATATTAGTAGATATTCTGATATCACTGATATCACTGATAATATAGATAATATAGATGAAACCGATAACGAAAAATTACCTAATAATGTTTATTCTAGAGACGAAATTTATGATATAAATGTATCTATATTAAAAACATCACCAGGACCACCTATATTTGCTTAAATTTGATACAAATAAAATAAATAAAATAAATAAAATAAATAAAATAAATAAAATAATATATGATACATTATTTATTAATTATACCTGTATTAGGTGCTGCAAAAAACTATGTTAAATATAAAAGATTATCTTTTCTACTATTCTTAAGAACACCTGTTATATATTCATTTATATATATATATCTGAGATTATTTAATCATCAAAATAGGGTTGTATTTACAATTATAAATGAACGGATTTTAATGTTTATTTATAAGATAGTTTATTCTCTTTTAACTGATTCATATCATAAAAATAAACTAAAGTATATAAAAAAATATAACATATTATATAAAAGCGAAGAATGTTTAAGAACTTTAACAAATTAATTCCATGCAGCAATATTATTAAAAATAATATGGAAGAAATTATAAAACAAATACCAATTTCTGAAAGATGGGAGTGTCGCGATTTTAATGTAAAAAATAAGAAAAATTATCCTGTATCGTCTTATGATTCTTATTCTCTTATTGTTCCAATTGATAAACAATATGTTGTTGAAAAAAAAGATGATTAAATTTGATAATTATATTATATTTTATTGTAGATGGAAACACCATATGTTCCAGAACATTGGCAACACCTTACATTAGAATTTACAGAAGAATATAAGGTAAACAGGATAAGAAAAATTGAAAAATTAAATGATGTAATTAAATCTCCAAAAATAATGAAAAAAGCGCCAAGAAGGTCTGATAATGATCTGAAAAAGACTCCAAAGAAAAATATAAATGAACCGATTTTAAATGAATGTTATCGTAAAAAAACTCATTGTGCCATATTATAAATAGATAATTCAAAATCTGTTATATTAGGATTAAAAAATTGAATTGATTTTTTTAAATCATCTAAATCTTGAAATATGATATCTTCTACTTGTAAATATTCTTTAATATCGGGTTGATTATATGATATTAAATCTTCTTTATTCGGGATATCTATCCCATATTTATTTTCATTTATTATTTCAGGTGAACTTGATATGATATAAATTTTATTTACTTTATTATTTTTTAATAATTCTATTATATGTTTAATTGTATTACCACGAACAATTGAATCATCAACTACCATCACATTTTTGTGATAAACTAATTCTTTTATCACATTTAATTTTCTTTTTATATTTTTCTTTCTTTTATTTTGTGATTCCATAATAAATGTTCTATTAATATAACGGTTCTTTGTAATTGCTTCATAATATGGTTTATTAATCATCTTTGATATTTGTAATGCAACTGGTTTACTTGTATCAGGAACAGGGACTACTAAATCTATGTCGTTTATATCAATTGTTTTACATATTTTATTTGCTAGATATTCACCCATTTTTAATCTACTTTGATAAACATTTACATTATACATTATAGACTCTTCTCTTGCTAAATATACCCACTCAAAAATACATGGTTTTAATACATTTGATTTATCTTTAATACAATATTTATCATATAATCCTTCTTTAAAAATATATAATTCATTGTGATAGATATCACTAATAATTTTATAGTCAATACTTGTTATAGAAACAGATTCTGATGATATGATATAATTATCTTTTTTACATCCTAATACTAGAGGTCTTATACTATGTGGATCTTTAAAACATATTAATCCATAATTTTGTATTATACAAATACAATTATATGATCCTTCAAATAAATCATATAATTCACTTATTATAATTAGTATTTTTTTATCATCCAGTGTTTCATGTAGATTAAATTTATATGATAAATATGATAATAAATAAATACTATCAGATGTAATGTCTTTAGATATATCAATATTGTTTGTACAAAAATAATTTGTTAATTTATCTGTGATCCATATTTGACCATTATGAACAAGTGATAAATTGTGATATAATCCTTTTTTAATAAATGGTTGGCATTCATTAACAGTATTATTTCCTATAGTAGGATATCTTACATGACCTATACCAATATTTGATTTTATATTTGTTAGTTTATCATTAATGTCTATAGTAGATAGTAAACCTTTAAATTTAATAATATCTAAATTGTGATTATTAATATAAGATATTCCAAATCCATCTTGCCCTCTGTGTTGTAGGTGATAAAGCGATTCATATAAATCTAATATAATATTGTTATTATTTGATATTAAAGCAGTTATCCCACACATTTAAATTTGATTTATAAAGTAAAAATATATTTAAATATAATTATGGTGAAAAAGGTCATTATTGATGAATCTAAAAATGAAATAAAATATATAGAAAAAAGAGAAATAAAAGGTGATTATCTTGATACTGTTTTAAAATATATGTGTTCATCATCGGAAACTTTAGAATTATCGTCAGGTGAAAAAAAAGACTATATTGTTCTTAAGAATGGTAAGAAGATTTATAAATAATCTAATTATTATCTGAATCTAAATAATCTTCAAGTATATCTAAATCTTTATTCATCCTTTTAATATAATTTCTATAAGCAATTATTGATTTAACTAGATTAATATCATTATCATCTAAAGATTTTTTTATACTTTTATGTGATAACTGGACATAATCAGGGACCTTAATATTGTATTTATCAATGTAATCACAAATAGAATCCATATTAATTATTATATATTTTTATATCAAATTTATATATAATGTCATTTATTGATAATTGGTATAAATTTTTATTATCTATATTTTTTTGGATATTTTTATGGAGATTATTTGATCTTATATTGGATGAATTAAATTTAACTAATAGACATAAATTGGTATTCTATTCGATATCAACATTAATTGTAGGTATTCTAATATCATTTGATAAAAAATTTTTTTAAATATGCTTAAAAATAATATTATTAATATATTAAAATGTTTTTTAATCAATCAATGAATCATAAAGTTGATAATGATAAATTTTATAATATTTTAGGAGTTGATAAAAAAGCATCAACTTCTGAAATCAAAAAAGCTTATAGACGATTAGCCGTTGTCCACCATCCTGATAAAAAAGGTGGTGATGAGAATAAATTTAAAGAAATAACTAAAGCATTTGAAACACTATCAGATGAAAGTAAAAGGAAACATTATGATCAATTTGGTGAGGGCGAAGGTGGACCAGGAGGTGGTAATCCAGCAGACATGTTTGGACAGATGTTTGGTGGAATGGGAATGCAAAGTAGTAATCCTAAAAGAGGAAACAATGTCATTCATGAAGTTAATCTAACACTTAAGGAAATATATAATGGGAAAAATCTAAATATTACAGTCAAACGTAAAACGATAGATCAGAGTAAAATCAATATATGTTCTCAGTGTAAAGGTCAAGGGATGGTTACTCAAACAGTCAGGATGGGACCAATGATCCAACAGATTCAACAACCGTGTCAATCATGTGGCGGTCAAGGTAAGAGTTTTAAAATTAATAACATCACAGAAAATATTAAAGTTGCTATCCCTAAAGGTGCTCCAAATGATCACAAAATTACAATTTATGAACGAGGCGATGATACACCCGGTGGTGATCCTGGTGATCTTATAGTTGTTGTTAAAGAAATTAAAGATGAAGTATTTGAAAGAAAAGGATACGATTTATTTATTCACAAAGATATTTCATTATTAGAGGCACTGAAAGGATTTAAAATTGAATTAACAACACTTGATAATAGAAATATTTTAATCACAAATGATACAGTCATCAAACCTAAAGTTAATAGTGATTGGTGTACTAAATTATGTCATATTTCTCTTGAACCATTCGCTAAAGCAAAAATAAGTGATGAATCTAAAGTCAAAGAGTTAATTGAGTCAGGACAACTCCAAGATGAAAATATTACAGCATTTGTGATTAAAGGAACTGAAACATATTTTTATAAAGATCCTGTTGATAAATTACTAGAATCAATTAAACCGGGTAATTCTGTATTATATTATAAAGAAAGATCTAATATTCATTGTGTAGAAGAAGAAGGTATGCCGTATTTTAATTCACCAATTATTAAAGGTGATTTATATATGGCATTTAATATAATATTTCCTGATAAAATCACAATTGATAATGATGTATTAATTGGAGGTGGATTTGGTGAACCACTGAATAATCCTACAGTGAATGAAATTGATTCTGATATAGAAGTTTATGAATTAGTAGAGAAAGATCCAGAAGTATCATATAGTAATTTTAAAGATACAGTCAAAGAAGATGTAGAAGAAGATGGTAGAGGTATGCCACAGGGCGGTGTTCAACAATGTGCTCAACAATAAAAATAAATATATTATATTAATATTATATATATGAATGGTTTTTATGATAATACAGGATATGTGAATAAAAGAAATCGTAAACAGATTTTAATATTAGATGTTGATGATTCAGATGGAGAAACTCATTTAGGATCTGGTGGAGAATTTAATATTAATTTAAGAGAACCATTAATAATTGATTCACTTTCAGAAGTATATTTAGATAATATGGTAACATTTAATTGTAATATGGGGGATGATCCCACTCAATTAGCATTTGTTTTAAAAATAGATCAATTTAATATTAATAATAGTGTAGCATCTGCTTCTGACACTATTAGTAATATTATAAGTGGTGGTTTAATTATACCAAATGATAATAATAATACTGATAATTATTTTAGTCCAGTAATACATAAAGCAAAAAAATTTAATTACCTTTGTGATATAAATCCGTGTAAAATTGGGAGTATAAGTGGAAAAATTACAGCTTTAAATGGTGCTCCAATGTTCCACGGAACGGAATCACAGACAACAAGAAAATATACATATGCTCTTGTTGGGATTGATAGTTGGGATACAACTGATACTGGTCCACAAAGAGCATTAGTTAAAGGTGAAACTGTTACTAGTATACAGGGTTCTAGCACCGTTTATACTGGTGATTTAAGAATTTTAGCAAATACAATAGTAGATGCGAGCATAATATATTTTAGTTCTACACAACTTATAGATGTGGATGAATTTGATAGTGGTCCTATTGTAATAATAATTAATGGTGCTGGTGCTCGTGTCGAATACGATTTCACTTTAACAAGATCAGCCAATCCAAGTATGATGTTAATAAAAGGTGATAGTGGTAGATTTATATCTGAATTTTCAATTGTTTCACGTGAATAAAAAATATAAAAAATATATAATTATTATATAATAATAATGAGTACTTTGAACAGTAAAAGAAGGCATGTAACAATTAAAGAATATTTAAGTTCTGATTATAAAGATTCTGTGAGATGTGCGACTACAGAAAATGGAACTTTATCAAACGCATTTGCCAATAATTCCGTAATTGATGGTGTTACATTAGCAACTAATGATCGTATTTTAATAAAAGATCAAACAAATGGTGCAGAAAATGGTATTTATGTAGTGACTGCAGGGGCACCAGTTAGAGCATCAGACTTTAATATGTCAGAAAATGTTCATTCAGGAGCTTATGTTCACGTTGAAACAGGTAACGCGGCGCCAGGTGGTAATGCGAATCAAAATTATGTCCTAACTACTGATACTAGTCCAATAGTTATTGACAGCACTGCACTTGTATTTAATAATGTTTCTTCAACAGATTTAAATGCTTTAACAACTGAAACAAGTATAGCTCAAACGGATTTTGTAGCAATGGTGGACACTAATGATAGTGGTGCATCAGGTAAAATCACATTTAGTAATTTAGAAGATACTATTTTTTCAAATATCAATTCTGCATCTTCAGATTTAACTATGGCAGCAGGGG